AATGAAGGCTTCGTATTGATAACCATTATTCTCAATAATGAAATAGTTTTTCATGCTATTCATAAACATTGGGAGAATATGGTTCATTTGTTGTTGGTATTCCGTTCTTATGTTGACTTCAAACATGCATGTCAAATAAGTCGGTTTTGGTATCGTAATAGACTCGTAGACAACCTTTCTTGTAAAAACAGGGCCTGTTTCGTCACCTGTTTCCTGACGCTTCCTAGAAGCATTTTGAAAGTTTTGAGTCTTGTCTTGTTGGATAACTCTTCGTACAGTCACTCTTTCGTCGTCGCCAATATAGACAGCTTGAAAGGAACCCTTAAATGCGTCATCTCTTGAAACAGATGTTCGAGATATAGTTATAAGTGGAAGTCTTAGTTTTCCAACCTTATCTCTTAACTCTTTGTTGTTTTTAATTTGGAAAGTTCTCTCAGAACCCATCCATAAGACGTTAACTTTTTCTCGACCAGCATTTGTGATAGTGTTGGGACTCAAAGTTTCATCTACAAAGCGATAGATTGCTGTATCGATATTTTCTAAAGTTGATGGGTGAGATATTTCGTTATTATCCTGCATTGAATAGTCCATCCCTTGCTCTTATGCACTCAGCCCCAACTTCAAACCTTGTTTCAGGTTGTCCAAATAAGATTTTTGGCTCGAGTAGTTTTACAATCTCATAAAAAACCTCTCCGAAACGAACGAAATCACCTTCTCTAACGAATAAGTTTTGATCCTCTGTCAGTCTTCTCTTGTGGAAGTTGACTTTGATCTTCGTCGCTTTATCTAGAGCAATGTTTTCCATGTCCGAAGTTTCGACTCCTTGAAACTCAACCAAAGCAAAGACTCTAATTGGGTGCAAGAAGTTTTTCTCGATTGCTTCTCCATAAATAGGGTGAAAATCTGTGGACTGCACATCTATTGGAAAGTAAAGTACTTGTTGTCCGACAACTCTCTCGATAATCTCATCATTTATTTGTTTGACAAGGTTTTTTTCTTTGTCTCCAAAGAACATTGGCGATGGTGGTTGTGCTGGTCTTTCCCATTCTGACATCTATGTTACCCCACGAAGATCTTTAATGGCGTCTTTCCAACAATTGCGTCTGCATTGTCAACCATTGCTTTATCAGTCTCTGCTAATTTAGAATACAACATCTCATCAAGTTGCTTGTTAAGTTCTTCACGTAAGGCTGCTTGTTCTGTTGATGCTTGAGACAAAAGGTCTGATGCATTAAGCTGGATGTTATCTCCAGGAATTGGAACATTGCCTCCAAACTTACCTCGGATTTGTCCAAGAGTCTCTTTTGAAAGAGCTAGAGCAAAGCGTCGAATCCATTGTTTACCAATTGAGTTAATGCTTTCATAGGGAAGGTTTTCCATTGGCATGGTGTTCATGTTGTTAACCCCATCAAGTCCTGAGTCATACTCTCCTTCTTCAAAAGCTGTATTTCCACCATCGATAGAAAATCTAAACCAGAAGGTCTTACATGTAACATTATCGGGCATTGGATATAGTCTGAGCTTATTGTCGATAATCTCATATGAATAATGAGATGTTCTTGTGTAGAGATGGTCCTCGTAAGCCATGGCTTGTAGCTTATTTTGCCACGCAGGAATGACTTCGAACGTAGAGCCATCAGCATACTGTCCATAGTTGTGGAAGTTACCAACGACGTTTAGACCACCATAGTAGCCATAGAATCTCCACATCTGTCGAGGAGTTACGTAGTACATTTGTCGAATCTTAATTCTATATTTCTTATCTCCATCTCCAAGCTCGGAGGCCCATGATGGTGGATTTGGTCCTGCTGCGATCTCTTCAACTCTTGCTTGTAAGTCATAGTCTTGCTGTAGAGGTTCAATATCAAACGAAGCAGAGTGAATTGGAGTAGTTCCACCCACAACCGACTCCGTTGAAAACTTGTCTGCAATCTTAAATGCGTAGTCAAATTGAAACTTTGGATACTTTAAGGCAACATTCAATGATGGATCATCGAGTGCACCCTTCTCATCGAATGACCCTGTAGGAGAGCCTAGGGCGCTTCCTAAGGCGTTTCTAGCTTGGTGAAGGTTAACTATGTAAGAATACTCTAAACATGCTTCCTCGTAGTGGTTATAGACGTTCTTGGCCGTCAATTCGATGTCCAAGACATCTCCACCAAGTCGCTTGTGAGTATAAGCTACTTGAGAAGCAGCACCAGATAAAAATGTATCAGTTGAATAGAAGCCGATTGCAAGAGATGCGGCAACATCTATCTCGACACCATCTTCTGGTAATATGATGGCCGATGTCGCTGATGTGGGTGTTAAGGTTGGGAATGCCATAGTAAATCCTCCGTCTTAATAAATAGTCGAAATAAAAGGAAACCCCCGAGCACCAAGTGTTCGAGGGAAAGGAGGTTAATGAAACAAACTTAATCTTTTTTCTTTGAGGATTTTTTAGTTGACTTCTTCTTTGTTGTCTTGCGCTTTGCTTTCTTCTCTTTTACTTCTTCAACAGCTTCCAGCGCTTCTTCGATAACGTCTTCAGTTACCGCCTTGGCTTCCTCTGCAGCCTCTACAATTTCTTCTTTCACTTCTTCGATCTTCTCTGCGACCAATTCTGCTGCTTCCGCAACTTCTTCTTTTACTTCAGTTGCAACTTCAGCAATCTTTTCTACTGCTTTTTCAGCAGCTTCTTTTATTTGATTAGATCTTGCTTTTGCAGCAAGTGCAGCTTGTCGTGCTGCTATTCTTAATCTTTTCTTTTTGATTCCCATTTTATTTCTCCATGGTTTTTTCTTAAGCTGTGGCTACAAGTCCTTGGACATACCACCTTTCTCCATCGCAAAGTGCGTCAATGAAAGAGCCGCTTGCGCTACCCGCTGGGATTGTTATCTCTGTCGCGACCTCATATGATGTGGCTGATGTTGCGTTACCATCATCGGAAAATACTATTCCGCTCATAGATGCGAAAGATAGAGTTACATCCGCTACATTTTCATTCTTTAGGATTATCTTGAAATATGCACCATCATCTAAAAACGGCAGACTGATAGTCAGCGCAGTTTGTGCATCAACGAACAATGCCTCACCTGTAATTCTAGAATTTAAATTGGTGCTTTTGGATATTTGACGAGTCACATATCTCGCCCCATTGTATGGTGTTCTTGAAACTTTAGCCATTTAGTCTTCTCCCTTTGTTATTAAATAGTTTCCTTTTCAGAAGGTGGAATGGTTATTTTTTTATCGCCAACCATTCCGATCTTCTAAGAATTTCTTAAGGCACAGTGTAATTTGCAGCATACGGATTGGCTGTTTGTGCATCGCTATAAATAGTCGCTACCTGAGCTGTGTCGAACTCACCGAGCAAAACCTCTATGTCTCCATTGATGTCAAAGTTCGCACCAGTGGTTAAAACTCCAATCCTCCCGTTATTTACACAAAATCCCAGGTTGCCATTGTAAGTTTGGTCATTGATTTCAGTGCCATTTATGAATGTTTTGACTGAGATTGAATTGTTAGCAAGTTTTTTTATTGTTACAAGACAATGCACCATTTCCCCACCAGCAATCTGCGCAATTGTGGATGACAGATGAGTACCTCGAAACCCTACTCTCATACCTTGCCATTGGTTAACGAAGTTGCCTTCCTGAGCCGCATAGACTTTGGTTTTTAGTTGAGTTAGGTTTGTGTTCGCCTCTATTTGTAACCCAAAGATATCACTTTGAAGATCACCAGCGTCTTTCCAAAATTGCCCTCCGTAAAACAATTGAAGAATGGTTTGGGTTCCGGTGTTATTGGTGTCCTTACATTTAAACCAGAATGAATAAGCTTTTCCTGGCCAACCTTGTGCAGTTTCCCATCTAAAATTTACATCTTTGATGTCAATGTTTATGCCTGAATAGTTACCATCTGTATCGGGTGAAATTGGTGTCGCATCAATTAAATCACTAGTAAATAGGGTTGAGTGCTTGATGTATTCCCCTGCCGAGTAGAGGTCGGTAGTTGCTTGAGTCGAAGCGTTCTGAATAGTTCCTACTCCACGCCCCTCATCGTGCAACCACTTTGCTTGCTCAAATGTTAGCTTTGTCCCATTTAAGATCTCAATTGAGTCTAAACTAAAGGCGTTCGCATCAGAACCCAAGAGAAAGCCTTCAAAGTTAGCATTTGTTTCAATCGTTTGACCACCATTTACAAAATTGTTGTGTTTGACATAATTGCTTTCAAAAGCACCATCAACTACGATATAATCATAAGTCCCTTTTGCTAGAAAGCTTGTTTGAAATTTGCTTCTAGAGACAAAGATGTGATGCCATTCCCCGTCTAGAACGTCTATTGCTAAAGTGCTAGATAGTTCATTATATTGCTCAAAGGTTGGTACTTGATTGCTTGTTGTTGCGGTTACGACTGAGTGATTGTCATCATT